TACTCTGCAGAATAAGGGCTCCATGGCCAACGATTCGCGCCTTCCCCTCGCGTAAACGAGCGTTCCACGTGAAACAACGTCTGCGAACCCCGCGCGCGCGGCCTGGTTCGTCGCATGAATATGCATCGCGCGCACCGGAAGTCAGCAGAAATCGCGGCCTGAGACTCGCCGGGCTGCATACAGCCTACAATGTTTGCATACGCTCCTCGACGGTTATGCAAAAATGCGTTCAATCGCGCGAAACCCGCGCGCATCGCGAGTTTTACGGTTGACCGTGGAAGACTTGAAACGTCTACCGACGGCCGGTACTCGCCACGGGAATGGCGCAGGGTACGGCGGCGAAGCGAAGGGAGCATCGGACAAGGGGCAGCGCCCACCGTTCGCCGGCACTCCTGGTCCTGGTCGCGGAAAGTTCTCGGTTGCGGGCGAGGCGAAGAAGGAGGCGACGTATCGGCGCGTGGAGACGCTGATGCAGCTTTTATGGGATATAGCGAACAACGAGAAAGAGATCACGCCCACTCGGGTTGCCGCGGCGAATCACCTCTTGAATCGGCTTCAGGGGCTTCCGGTGCAGACGGTTGTAACGGCGGCGGCAGACGACCTGTCGATGATGACCGATGACGAGCTCGCCGCTGACATTGAGGGAAGAAGCGGAAAGGTTCGCGCGTTCCGAGCGGCAATTATGGGCTCGGACTTGCCGGAGCAATCTGACGGCGTGGGCGATCGAGGCTCTGGCGCCGATGAATCAGACACCCGCGGCTCACCACCGCCTGCTGCTCTCCCATCTTGAGAGGGTAGCCAGAGGCGAGATCAAGCGTCTCATGGTCCTCTGCCCGCCTGGCAGCGCCAAGAGCACCTTCTGCTCGGTCCTCTTCCCTCCGTGGTTCTTTGCACAGAGGCCGAACCTCGACCTGATCGGCGTCAGCCATTCAAGCGACCTCGCCGAGTCCTTCAGTGGACGCGCGCAATCGTTCATTCGGCAGTATCCAGGGGTTCTCGACTACTCCCTCGCTTCGGAGAACGTCAAGCGCTGGAGGACGACGAACGGCGGGGTGTACCGTGCGGCCGGCGTCGGCGGATCAGTCACCGGGCATCGAGGCGATGGGGGCCTGATCGACGACCCTTTGAGGGGCGCGGCCGACGCTGAGTCAGGGACGATTCGGGATGGGCAGTGGGAATGGTATCAAGCCGAGTTCTACACCCGCTTGAAGCCTGGCGCGTGGATCGTGCTGATCATGTGTATGACGGGCGACACGCCAGTTCGCATGGAGGACGGAGTAGAACAGCGGCTTGACGCGATCCGGCCGGGCGACCGAGTAGCGACCTATGATAACGGATGCCTCTCGAGCGCGCGCGTTCTTGCGTGGAAGGAGCAAGGCGAGGACGATGTTTTTGAACTCCGCATGGCTTCTGGGAAGTCGGTAAAGGCGAATAAGCGGCACCCCTTTTTGGTCGATAGGCATGGTAAACTTGTATGGATTCGCCTTGGCAATATACGACTAGGCGAGAAGCTTGTGAGGCTTTCATGCCTGGAAACCTACCGGGGCAATGGGGAAAATGGCGCGGAGTCACGTGCGCCGCAGATGGATGCGAATATCCGGCAAAATGCAAGGGCTTCTGCGTGCCACACTATGACAAAGATAGATGGGCAGCCGGAGTCCGCTGCCCATCTCACACCGGCGAAAAACGACGCGTCATTCGCCTCCGACACCGATACGGTATTGAGCCTGAGGACTTCAACGCCATGTTCTTGGCGCAAGGGGGACTCTGTGCCGTATGCAAGCAGCCACCCACGTCTAAGAACAGCCGGGCGCACTGGGACAACAAGCTCTGCGTCGACCATGACCACGGAACCGACGCCGTGCGCGGACTCCTCTGCAACGACTGTAACCTCATGCTCGCGTACTCGCACGAGGACCCAACGGCATTGCGCGCCGCTGCCGGATACCTCGAAGCGCGAGCGCGCGAATCCGCATAGCTTCGGATTCGATGAGGTCGTAGCGATTACGCCCGCTGGTCGCGCCGTGGTCTACGACGTGCAGATCGAGCGCACAGAGAACTTCATCGCGAATGGCTTGGTGAGCCATAACACACGATGGCACCCGGATGACCTTGGCGGGAGGCTTCTTCAGGCCGCCCAAGCCGGCGGCGATCAGTGGACCGTGCTCAAACTCCCGGCCATCTGCGATTCCCTGAGCGACCCACTCGGCCGTCCGCTCGGAGCAGCGCTCTGGCCCGAATGGCAAGACGTTGCCGATCTCGAGCAAATCCGGGCAAACGTCGGCCCCTACGTGTGGGGCGCCCTTTACCAGCAGGACCCACAACCCCGCGGGGCCTCGTTCTTCAACCTCGATGACCTCCTCGTCAACGGCGCTCCGGTCCCAATGCCCACGCGTTGCGATACCGTCTTCGCGATCGTCGACACGGCGATCAAGTCCGGGCAACAACACAACTCCACGGCCGTCACGTGGTACAGCTACAACTCCCTCGTCAAGCCCTCGACGTTCATCCTCGATTGGGACATCATCCAGATCGAGGGGGCCGCTCAGGAAGCCTGGCTCCCATCCGTCTTCACGCGAGGCGAGGAGCTCGCTCGCCAATGTGGTGCTCGGCAGGGCTTTGCCGGCGCGATGATCGAGGACAAGGCTACGGGAACCGTGCTCATCCAGCAGGCGCAGAATAAGGGCTGGCCCGCCTACGCGATCGACTCCAAGCTCACGGCTATGGGCAAGGAGGAGCGGGCCATCGCAGCGAGCCCCTACGTCATCGCAGGGGACATCAAGATCACCGAGGAGGCGTTCAACAAGACGAAGATCCACAAAGGCCGCTCGGCCAACCACTTCATCACCGAGGTCACGAACTTCCGGCTCGGCTCGAAGGAAACCGATGGGCTGGACCTCTTGGACACGTTCTGCTACGGCGTCTCAGTCACGCGGGGTACGGCGAGCGGAAAGCGAAAAGGCATCTAGTATGAGCAAACTCTCTCCACGCGAGCAGCAGCTCCTCGACGCGATCAAGAGCGGCGCCGATGGATATGTTACCTCGAAAGAAATCGCCTTGCAGTGCGGCGTTGCGACGAAGACCATCGGCGGTTTAGTCGAGAACCTTCGTAACAAACTCGGCCCAGGATGCGCGATCCGCGCTCGCCGCGGCCTCGGAGGCGGCTACCGCTATGTCTCCCGTGCGTAGTCTCATCCGGCGTGCCCTGTGGGCCTACGTCGCCGCCTGTGCCGCATGGAGGCTGTACCCGAGAGAGACGACGGTCGTCCCGAACGAGGACTTTCTGCCGATGCTCGCCGCGTACGCAAAGCGTCCCGCTGCAAAGCGCACCGCTCGAAAGAAGTCCCGGTAGATGTTCGATACCAACGTCGATCAGGACAACGGCTTTGCCTATCTCGGGATAGACGGCTCTCCGGGCTCGCCTCTCGTGCGGATGCTCATGGCACCGTGGATCGAGCCTGGAAGTGCGCCGGGTTACGAGCTGTGCAAACTCATCTACAGTTTCCATCCGCTCGGCCCGGTTCTCACCGATGCGCCGATCACGCTCGCACAGTCCCAGGAGCGCGAGATCAGTGTTCCGATGGTCGGCGAGAAGCGACTCGTCGCGCAGTTCCAACGCGAGTGGACGTCGATCTCGAAGGTTGGGGCAACTGTCGTTCTCCACAACCTGTTCAAGACGAGCCGCATCTATGGGATCGCATCGCTCGCGGTAGGCGAACGCAACAAGAACCCGGCAGAGCCGCTCGACCTCGCGACGATCGACAAGTCCGACCTCTTCTTCAACGTGCTCGACCCGCTCAATACGGCCGGAAGCCTCGTGTTGAACCAGGATCCGAACTCGCCCGACTTCCTGAAGCCGAAAGCGATATACGTCGCCGGCCAAGCCTATCACCCGTCCCGCACGCATACGAAGATGAACGAGCAGCCGCTCTATATCGACTGGACGTCGTCGGCGTTCGGCTTCTCAGGTCGATCGGTCTATCAGCGAGCGCTCTACCCGCTCAAGACGTTCTTGCAGACGATGATTACCGACCAGATGGTCACGCAAAAGGCCGGGCTGCTCGTCGCGAAGATGAAGAGCCCAGGCTCGTTCATCGACAACGTCATGCGGACGATGGCAGCGTGGAAGCGCGGAACGATCAAGTCGGGCGTCACGGGTCAGGTTTTGCAGATCGGGGTCGAGGAAGATATCGAGACGCTCAACATGCAGAATCTCGATAAGGCTGCCATGTTCGCGCGCGACAACGTCCTGAAGAACATCGCGAGCGCAACGGCGATGCCGGCGACCTTGATCCGCAACGAGACGCTGACCGAAGGGTTCGGCGAGGGGTCCGAGGATGCCAAGAAAGAGGCGCACTTCCTCGACTGGATTCGCACCGATATGCAACCGGCGTACGAGTTCATGGACCGGATCGTGATGCGTCGAGCCTGGACGCCGGAGTTTTACGAAGCGCTCTGCGACGA